CTGACGGATTATTCTTTACAGAGCAAGTTAGAGTAGGTGACGTGCTTATTGCTGAGATAGACACCCCGACAACATTAGCTGATTGGACAACTGTTCAGAACAATATTGATCTTGCTGATCTAACAACAGTAGGTATTGGTAATGTAAACGCTGGTACTGGTATTAGTGTAGCTTACTCTAATGGAACAGCTACAGTAACAAACACACAAACGAACTCAGATAACACTTACGCTGTAACAATAACTGATACAGCTACAATAACGCATGGGTTAGGTACTAAAGATGTTATGATTCAACTGTATGACGTAACCACAGATGAAACTGTATATGCTGATGTTGATAGAGCTTCTACAACAACCGCTACAATTACATTTGCTACAACTCCTACAAACTCAGTTAGAGTATTAGTGCAGAAGATAGGGTAATAACAATTAAATACAATACATGAAGTTTAAAAATGACATAGAGCTACAGGCTGGTCTTGAGGATTTATCTGGCTCAACAGGTACCTCAGGACAGGTACTGTCTTCCACAGGGACAGGTACTTCCTGGATAGCTCAAGATGATATAACATCCGCAGCTTCTAAGCTTGTAGTAATAGCATGTAAAAACACTCATACAGCTACGATATTAAAAGGAACACCTGTTTATCAAACTGGTACGGTTGGAGCAACCGACGTTATAGAGGTTGCACCTGCTGATGCTTTAATATCTTTAGGTTACCAACCAGCTGTTGGTTTGCTACAGCAAGATTTAGCTATAAACGGATTTGGTAATGTAGTTATAACAGGTGAACTACTAAACTTCACAACAGACCCTATAGATGGGTTAACTCCTGTAACAGGGCAAAAAGTATTTTTAAAATCAGGTGGAGGCTTAACCTTAACAAAGCCAACAGGTGTAACCAACGGTATACAAAACTTAGGTCTTATAGGTAAGGTATCTGGAGGAAGCGCTGGGTCTATTACTGTATCATCTATTATGCGTACCAATGATGTGCCTAACCTTACAACAGGTAAGATATGGGTTGGTGATGGAAACACAGTAGAATCTACTGTTGTACACTTGGATGAGGTTAATGGTAGGATGGGTATTGGAACAAGTAGCCCTAATGCTGTATTAAATGTAAGTGGTGCTGGTGACTTTTCGGGAGGAACAGTTGTTTCAGGTATAGACAGTCAAACTGATGTTGGAATTTCTATAGCTAAAGGCAGTTATGTAAAATCTAATGACGGAAATTATTTAAGAAACTTAATTGGTCAACAATCAGGTGGATCTATTGACATTGGTCAAGGAGGGACTGGTTTGATTTCAAATATAAATTTAAAACCTGGGAGTAGTGGTAATATAGACTTTTTTGGTAGTGGATCTATTGATATGCGTGTAGCTTCCTCAGGCAACGTTGGTATCGGGACTACTAGTCCTAGCGCTAAATTGCACGTTACTGATGGGAGTGGTGGAGATATAGCAATAGGAACTAATACAACTGCTGTAAAATATTTAAATTTCGGATTAAACTCAGATTACTCTATACAATCAAATGGAGGAAGTTATTTAAGATTCCATACTGAGGGGTCAGAAAGAATACGTATTGATTCCGCAGGTAACGTCGGGATCGGAACGACTGCTCCGTCAATTGTTGGGGGAACTGCAAAAATGACAATTAATGTGGGTGCTTCTCCATCGCCAGTTTCAATTGTTAATGGAACTACGGACGGTATGTACATTAGAAGGTACGACACTAACGGTCAATATCAAATACAGACAACTGTTGGCACTGGAAATAGTGGTAATCTATCTCTTCAAACATATGGTGGCAACGTAGGTATCGGTACGACTAGTCCTGGTTATAAACTTGATGTTTCAGGAGACGCAAGGTTTACAGGTGATGTAACTGTATCAGGCGGTGACATTACTCTAGGTGGCACAGGGCGTATTCAAGGTATAGACACTGTAAGTGCTGGTACAGATGCTACTAGTAAAACATATGTAGATAATGCAATAGCGGGTGTGCCGCAAGGAGATATAACTGCAGTAACAGCTGGTACTTTTTTAACAGGAGGAGGTACTTCTGGTAGTGTAACGCTTAATGCAGATGCATCAAAATTATCTCATATTGTCGATAGTTCTAATGCAAGTGTAACTGCCGGTTGGATAACAGTAGCTGAAGCCGATACAGCAAGACGGGCTGGAGAGATTTATGTAACAGATGGAGAATCTGGTGATCATTCATTCATTCGTATTGATTGGATGCGTAGTTATGCGGATAGTAACTTTACAGTATTAAATTGTGGCGGTCACCAAAATAGAATTCAAGGAGTAAGAGTATTACAGGAAACAGCTGATCCCACGTATGGTCCAAAATATTTACAAGTAAAAGTTACAGTAACTTCTAATTATTATGTTATTATAACTGCTCCTGGAACAATACCTAATTATTCAGACTTTACAGCAGTAACACCTGTATTAGAAGACACTAAAACAGGATATTCTGTAACAGGAGCTCAGCTGGAGAACCTACAAGATTCAAGCGTGGGTACTCAGGAAGGTATTACAGTTGGAGAAGAACTATATGTTAATGGCGGAGGAAACTCTTATTTTCTAGGCAACGTAGGAATTGGTCTGACTAGTCCAACATCGGGGATACACGTTAATACTTCCCAATCAGCTGCTAGATTTATTTCGAGTCAGGCGACTGGATTAGAAGTGCAAGGAGGTGGAAATAGTCAACCTATAGCAAGTTTTAAAGATACAGCTGCTTCTGAAAAAGTAAGAATATCTTCTACAGGTAACGTAGGGATCGGGACGACTTCGCCAGACACGAAGCTAACTCTGTCATACTCGGCTAATGGTGGTTCAGAAGGTCTTAAATTAAATTCAGCGACACGAACAACGACTGAAGATAATTTATCTGCCATTGAAGTAGTAGGAAACACAAACTACGGCACTGTATTTAATGTGCAAATGGATGGTCAGATTCAGGTAAGTCCGCGTGGTACAGAAGCCATGCGTATTGATTCTTCAGGCAACGTAGGTATTGGAACGACTAGTCCTAATACGGCTTTAGAGGTTGATGGTGCAATTTCAACTACTACTTCTGATTACGTTCAAGGATCAACTGGTTCAAGATTGTTATTAGAAACATCAGGATCAGGTAATACATATTCATATATACAAGCACAAAATAGCGGAGGTGCTTCTAGCGCGGAAGATTTAGCCTTACAACTTTACGGCGGTAACGTAGGGATCGGGACAGCAAGTCCTACAACTGTTTACAGTAAAGTTTTACAAATCAACGCTTCAGGGAACGGGTCAACCTTAAGACTAACTGACGCAGGAAGCGGCTCTGCAGTAGGCAATGGCTTAGAGCTATTACAGTTTGGAGTGGATTCTTATATTATAAATAGAGAAAGTGGAGTAATGCGTTTTTGGAATAATAATGCTTCAAAAATGGTTATTTTATCCAACGGAAACGTAGGTATCGGAACGACTAGTCCTGATGCTAAGCTACACGTAGAAGGTCCAATAAGTAGTAACGGGCTTATCGCTGATTTTAGTATAAACGGAGGTACTGGCTACGGTATGAATAACTTGAGGGTAGAAATTCCACAATATGGTTCTGGTATAAGAGTCTATTCACCAACTAGTTCAGGCACTGATAATTCAGCTATGTCGTTTATCCAAGAAACTACAAGCGTAGGAGGTATTACTATAAATACTTCAAGCACAAGCTTTAATACAACCTCAGATTACAGGTTAAAAGAGAATAGAGAGGAAATATCAGACGCTATTGAAAGAGTAAAAGAATTAAGACCTGTAAAATTTAATTGGATTAAAGAGCCAGGTGAATCAAAAGTAGATGGATTTTACGCTCACGAGTTAGCAGAGGTTGTACCTGAAGCTGTTACTGGTGAAAAAGATGCTTTAGATTGGGAAGGAAATCCTAAATACCAAGCTATTGATCAAGCTAAAATAGTACCTTTACTAACAGCTGCTTTACAGCAAGCTATAAATAAAATAGAAGAACTAGAGTTAAGAATACAAACAATAGAAAACAATTAAACAATTATAAAAATGGCAACAACTTACAACTGGGATTGCAAAACAGTGGATGCTTATCCACAAGACGGAGAGTATGCTGACTTAGTGTACAACGTGCATTGGATAGTTACCGGTATATCAAGCGAATTAGACCCTCAAGGTGTGGCTTACAGTGCAACCAACATTGGAACACAAACACTAGACACCAGTGAGGTAACAGATTTTATCCCATTTGAGGATTTAACAAACGAGCAAGTTGTTACTTGGACAAAAGGAGCGATGGGCGCAGAGCAAGTTGCTTCTATTGAAGCTAGCATTCAATCTCAGATTGACTCATTAATTACACCTACAACAGTTACTTTAACTATTGGAGAACCAATACCACCGACTGAAGAGTAATTTACGCTTAAAATGTGTAATGATACTTTAAGCTCTGCTTTGCAGTATGCTTAATCAAATTAAATTAAATCAAATTAAATATGACTGATAAGATTGTCAAGAACTTAAGTTTTGGTGATGACGCTAAAACTAAGGTATTCGAAGGAATAAACAAATTAACAAAAGCCGTTAGTTCTACACTAGGAGCTAGTGGCCAATGTGTAATTTTAGAAGACGGTAGCGGAAGACCGGTTATTACAAAAGATGGTGTAACCGTTGCTGATTCAATAACATTACTAGACCCAGTAGAAAATATGGGTGCTACGCTTTTAAAGGAAGCTGCTAGAAAAACCGTTAAAGAAGCTGGAGACGGAACGACCACGGCTACGGTACTAGCGCACTCAATATTAAGTGAAGCTTACGAGGCTTCAAAACAGAATAATATCAGAGTTATAAAAGATGGTATTAACACTGGGGTTGAGAAGGTAATAAAGTATTTAGAAAGAAAAAGTATCAGCGTCAGTGGTGATATGCTAAAAGACATTGCTACTATTAGTTGTAACAACGAGAGATATTTAGGTGAGATCATAGGTGATGCCTTTGAAGCTGCTGGAGAAAACGGTGTTGTTATAATGGAACAAACAGATACTGAAGAAACTAGCTTTGAGTTAGTTGATGGTGTTCAGTATGACAAAGGTTTGACAAACTCACATTTTGTGACTAGTCAGGAAAAAAGAATAGCTGAATTAGAAAGACCAGTTGTATTGCTATTAGAATCACCAGTTGAGTCTGTTAGAAAGATACAATCAATATTGGAATATGTTATTCAAAATAACAAACCGTTATTAGTTATAGGTGATTTAGATCCACAAGTGATCTCTACATTAGCTATGAATAAGGTTAAAGGAAATATAAAAGTCAACGTGATCAATGCTCCGACATACGGAATAAACAAAAAAGATGTATTATCTGATCTAGCTGTATTAACAGGCGCGACAGTAATAAACGAAGATCTTGGAGATGACTTAGACGTCATAAACCCAAGTTTATTAGGTACATGTATAAAGAGTGTTACTGATGATTACGAAACTATACTACAAGTAGACAACGAAACAGAAGAAGTTAAAAGTCTGATAGAAGAGGTTAAAAACCAAATCAAAGAAGCAAAAGCTCCTGGAGATGTTATTAGATTAGAAAAAAGACTATCAAGGTTGTCTGCTAAAGTAGCTATAGTAAAAGTAGGTGCTAACTCAGAAGTAGAGTTAAAAGAAAAATCTGACAGAGTTGAAGACGCTATATGTGCTACTAAAGCCGCTATTAAAGAAGGTATAGTATCAGGTGGTGGAATCGCATTGTTAGATGCATCTACAAAAGTTAAACCAAAGAATATTGGTGAAGAGATATTGCTAGAGGCCATTAAGGCGCCATTTAAGAAGATATTAAGTAATTCAGGTGTTGAATTTCAGGTGTCAGGAAAAGAAGGCGTAGGAATGGACGTAATAACAGGTAAGATGGTTAATATGATTAAGAAAGGAATTATTGATCCTTTGTTAGTTACAAAAAGCGCCTTGAAAAACGCTGCTTCCGTTGCAACAACTATATTATCAACTGATTGTGTAATTAATAACTTAAGAGTTGGAGATGAAAGCAATAGGTAATAATATTCTTATAGATAAGATAAAAGAAGGGCCTGTATCTAAAACAGATGGAGGCTTACTTCTAACGCAGTCTCAGAGACAAGATGTTAGATATAAAAAAGCCAAAGTAATTAACTGCGGTGATCAAGTAACTGGTGTTAAAGAAGGAGATTCTATTTTCTACGATAGACACGCTGGTCACAGGATAGAAATAGGTGATGATGTTTATTATGTTATTAGATTTCAGGATGTTGTTATAGTTTTATGAGAATAACGCCTGGTGATATCAAAGATCTTAACATCTTTAAACATTATAGGATAGTAAGAAAATGGGCTTGTAAAAACAACGGTCTTAACGATGCTGATTTAGAGTTATTAATATATCTAGACTGCATGGACTTGTTCTCAAGAAAAGATTTTGAAACAGGTACGTATTCTTATAGTTGGAACAATAGAAGATGGAATAAGCTTTTACAAGAAGATTGGATTAAAGTATGGAGACCTAGAAATAGGACTACACAGAAATACAATATATATAAAGTTTCTTTTAAGGGTAAGCAACTGATACTCAGGATGTATAAAATACTTTTAGGAGAAGAAGATATACCAACTAGTACTAGACGAAATAAAATAATGAAAGGTCAGTCATACATAGACAAAGTATTGATAACCTCTATTAACAATGTTAACAAAGATAAAGATAGATAACTATGAACAATCAATTAATGATAGACCCGATGACGGGTATGCCAGTTCAGCAAAACGCTGCAATGCCTCCAGTACCTGGTAATGAACTAGGTTACACAAAACCTGTTTTCAATCCTCAAGCACAAGTTCAAGCTAATGGAGTGTTTGGAGATGTTCAACAGAAAGCAAATTCGGTGAGTCCATTGTTTAAGAAAAGTTGTGGATACAAAAAATAAAAGATATGAAAGGTAAAAACGGAATTGTAGGAGAAAATACTTTATGGGACGGACCATTGAGTCAAGCTGATAGACCACACGGTAAAGGATCTAGCTCTGGAAAAAACGGAATGAAGATAAAAGTAATGCAACCTTGTGGATGCGTTGGAGACTGCGGATGTGGTGAGTTAAAAGGACCAATCACTCAAAGAGCTAAGGGATAGTATGGCTTATACTCAACCGGATAGTTCTCCATTTCTTAGGGTTAGAAAAACAACTAAAGGTAAAGGTAGAAACTTCTTATCAACAGAGGAAGGAGCAGGAATGACAGAGGCCGGAGTTAAGAAGTATAGAAAAGAAAACCCTGGTAGCAAATTAAAAACAGCTGTAACTGGAGATGTAAAACCTGGAAGTAAAGACGCTAAAAGAAGAAAATCTTTCTGCGCTAGATCTAAGGGTTGGACAGGTGAAAGAGGTAAAGCTGCTCGTAAACGATGGAAATGCTAATGGGCTTCAAGATGAAGATGGGTAAACTATCTATGGACAACACTCCGATATATCAAATCGACGAAGAAGAAGGTGTTATGGGTAGAGCCAATAAGAACGGTTCTATCACATTAAATAAAAACCTTAGTCCAATAGAGCAGGAAGATGTCATAAAACACGAGAAAGTGCACTTAGATCAAATGGAGAGAGGTGACTTAGGTTATGACGACAAGTATGTTTACTGGAAGGGAAAAAGAATGCCTAGATCTAAGATGGATGAAGGTAATAAAAGTCTTCCTTGGGAAAAAGAAGCATACAAGGCTAATAAACTTAAATAAGCTTTATTTATAAGGGTTTTTTTGTTATATTAGACATTATAAACTTAAATTTAAATAAAATGAAAAACTTATTACTAGTACTAGCTTTAACGATCACATCTTTATCAAATTCTCAAGTAAAAGAAATGGAAGGTTCTTGGGTTAGTGAAACATCGTCTTACGTTATGACGATTATAACAAACGAATCTAGACCGGTTAAAGTGTTTAACACTAGCTTCTCAGAAAACAAAGTAATTGAAGAATACATTGTTAGTAGTGATAGCAAATCTTTTACCACTAAGTTGCATAATCCAGATAATAACTATTACGTAGATATAAAGTACGTTTTAAAAGACTCAAACACGTTGCTGTGTTATTATACGGGTGATTTAAATAAAACAGTCGTAGCTAAGAAGCTATCGCATTTTTACATGGAATAAATAAATAAATAAATAAACAATTATTATGGCTTACAAGCAAAACCCTGGTCGTGGACCAATGATGAAAACAGGTAAAGGAGTTCCCTCTGCTTTATTACAAGAAGATCCAACAGATCCTGTTAAAAAGAAAACAGATGAAAAAAGTGGAAACAAACCTTCTTATCCTGGAGAAACCTGGAAACGTCCAGATTTTACAACTAAAAAAGGCTCTTATTCTAGATTTCAAGAAGCGGAGGCTATAGAGAAGGATTCTATATCAGCCTCTCGTCACGAGAGGGACGCTCTTGCATCAGGAAGACTACCTAAAGGTGCAAAACCATACCAGCCACGTGGAACTTATAAAGGGCATAAAGGCAAAAATTACAGCACAAATATTGATCCAAAAACCGGTGACACTACTTTTGGCTCTGGAAGAAGTGATCAAAGACTTACTGTACCTAGAAGAGAGTTAATGACAAGAGCCGCTAGAGGCACTCTGAAGGACTTATTGCTAGGTAGTTTTAAAGATGATGGATCTTTAAGAAATAAATAACAGTGAAAAAAATATTCCAATGGCTTACAGGCGGCGTCATCAAAAACATAGGTGACGTCGTTGATAAGCTTACTACCACTGAAGAAGAAAAGCTTACAATAAAAAAGCAGATTCAAGAAATATTAGAGAAAGCTGATAACGATGCACAGACACAAGTTACTGAGCGTTGGAAGGTTGATATGCAATCTGATAGCTGGTTAAGTAAAAACATTAGACCTGCTGTCTTAATATTCTTGACAGGTGTATTTACAATACTTTCCTTTTTTGATGGTAATTTTTATGGATTTCAAGTACAAGAACAATATGTACCAATATTTCAATCACTATTGATCACAGTGTATGGAGCTTACTTTGTAGGAAGGACTTGGGAAAAAAGTAAACAATCAGGTAATAATAAATAAATGAAAACAATTAAATTAAATCAAATGGAACACAAAATCACGGCAGAAGAATTAAAATTAATTCAAGAGAACCAAAGAAAAATGACTCAAGCGTTATCTCAAGTAGGTGTGCTAGAAACTCAGAAACATGGTTTGATCGCTCAAATTCAAGAGTTCAATAAAGAAGTAGAAGACAACAAAAAAGTCTTAGAAGAAAAATACGGAGCAATCAGTATTAATCTAGAAGATGGAAGCTTCGAAGAAATTAAGAAAGAACAAGTAGAAGCTTAGTATATGTCGTCTATTATAAGAAAGATCAGTATAGGTTCTGACTACAAAAATGATGCGATGCATTATGCTGTTGGTCAGTCTGTCTATGGAGGTCACGAAATATCTCACATACTACACGATGAATCTAACAATTCTTATAGTATACATATAAAGAAAAACAACGAGGTACTGCCATGGAAGAAGTTTAACTCTAATATGGCTATATCTGTTGAATATGACTTACAGTATTAATGAGGAGTGTATTCGATTTTATAGTAAAACCTGTAGAAGGAAGATATGATAATGAAATAAAGGTTGGTGACAAGAAGTTGATGTTAAATTCAAGCATCGAAGACTTTAAGTTTATTAGTAGAAAAGCTGAAGTTGTTTCTGTACCTATTGCTTTTAATTCATCTATAAATGTTGGTGACACAATAATAATTCACCACAATGTGTTTAGAAGATACTATAATCAAAAAGGCAAAGCCGTTGATAGTAGTAAACTTTTTAAAGAAAACTTATACTTTTGCCAACCAGATCAAGTCTACTTATACAAAAGAGATAATGAATGGAGACCAATTGGTACTAGGTGTTTTGTAATGCCGATTAAAAATAACAATCCTTTCTCAATGGATAAAGAGAGAAAGCATATTGGAGTATTAAAAATCGGTAACAAGTCGTTAGAAGCGCTAGGAATAAGCGAGGGAGATCTTATAGGTTTTAGACCAAACAGAGAGTTTGAGTTTATAGTAGATGATCAACGACTTTATTGTATGGAATCTAATGATATTTTATTGAAGTATGAATATAAAGGAGACGAAGAGGAATATAATCCTAGCTGGGCAAAGAGCAGTTGAGGAATTAATTCAAGTAGCTAAAGAAAAGATAGTTGACTCAGATGATGATATATCTGCGGATAGATTAAAGAATGCAGCAGCTACTAAAAAGCTAGCTATTTTCGATGCTTTTGAAATACTCAGTAGAATAGAAGAAGAGGAAAAACTATTGGAAGAAAAGCCAAAAGAAGTTAAACAGGAAAAGTCTTTTAAAGGCTTTGCAGAAGGTAGGTCTAAATAATGTACAAGCAAACATTAATAAGGACAATAGAAGACCACGTAAAACCTGCTTTACTAAAAAGAAACAATAGAAACAAAAAGTGGGCCAAAGGATACGATAATGACCATGATATGGTTATTATAAGTTCCGATGGAACCATAGGTGAGATTGTAGAGATACAGAATTTAAAAATTGCTTTACCTGCGGTTCCAAAAGATGTTTATAAATGTTCTGATGAAAAAAAAGAACAAATGTGGTCTAAGTTAGAGTACCCTAAAGAACTCGCGAAAATTAAAAGCGTTTTTGATTGGCAAAAATACCCCACTGATTTTCAAGAGAAATGGTATGAATATATTGACAAAGAGTTTGAAAAAAGGGAAAAGGGTTTTTGGTTCTATAATAATGGTAAGCCAACTTACGTTACTGGTACTCATTACATGTACTTGCAGTGGGCCAAGATTGATGTTGGGGCAGCAGATTATAGGGAATCAAACAGAATCTTCTTTATATTCTGGGAAGCTTGTAAAGCAGACGTCCGTTGTTATGGAATGTCATATCTCAAGAACAGAAGGTCAGGTTTTTCGTTCATGGCTTCAGCTGAGACCGTTAACATGGCAACAATATCAACCGATGCACGCTTTGGGATTTTGTCCAAATCTGGTTCCGATGCAAAGAAGATGTTCACAGATAAAGTGGTACCTATCAGCGTTAATTACCCGTTCTTCTTCAAACCGATACAAGACGGTATGGACAGACCAAAGACCGAGCTTGCTTACAGGGTTCCAGCTTCAAGGCTCACAAGAAAAAAACTCAACGAAGGTCAAGTCGAAGAAGAAATCGAAGGTCTTGATACCACGATTGACTGGAAAAACACAGGGGACAACTCGTACGATGGGGAAAAATTAAAGCTACTAGTACACGATGAAAGTGGAAAGTGGGAGAGACCAGATAATATATTAAATAACTGGCGAGTAACAAAGACGTGTTTAAGATTAGGTAGTAGAATCGTAGGAAAATGTATGATGGGTTCTACCTCAAACGCCTTAGAAAAAGGTGGTGGTAATTTTAAGAAATTATATTATGCTTCAGACGTCACAAATAGAAACCGCAATGGGCAAACTAGCTCAGGATTATATTCTTTGTTCATTCCTATGGAATGGAACTACGAGGGATTCATTGATACTTATGGCTTACCTGTCTTCGATCAACCGAAAAAAGACACAGTAGATCCTAGTGGATTACCTATAACGCACGGAGTAATAGAGCATTGGGAGAATGAAGTAGATGGTTTAAAGAACGATCAAGATGGTTTAAATGAATACTATCGTCAGTTTCCTAGAACAGAGAAACACGCGTTTAGAGATGAAGCTAAGTTGTCTTTGTTTAATTTAACTAAGATATACGAGCAAATAGATCACAATGAAGATTACTTAAATAGTAAATTAATAACTAAAGGTAGTTTTCAATGGGAGAACGGTGTCAAAGACACTAGGGTTATTTTCACCCCAAACGATAACGGTAGGTTCCTAGTAAGCTGGATTCCATCTACATCTCATCAAAATCGTGTAATAGTAAAGAATGGAGTAAAGTACCCTGGAAATGAACATATGGGTGCTTTTGGATGTGATAGTTACGATATATCTGGAACAGTAGATAATAGAGGTTCAAAAGGAGCTTTACACGGTTTAACTAAATTTAGTATGGACGAACACCCAGCTAATATGTTTTTCTTAGAGTATGTTGCTAGACCTCAGACAGCTGAGATGTTTTTTGAAGATATACTAATGGCTTGCGTATTTTATGGCATGCCTATACTAGCAGAGAATAACAAACCTAGGCTTTTATATTATTTTAAAAGAAGAGGTTACAGAGGGTTTTCTATAAATAGACCTGATAAAATCTACGCTAAGCTATCAACAACAGAAAAAGAAATTGGTGGTATACCAAACTCTAGTGAAGATATTAAACAGGCACACGCCGCAGCAATTGAATCTTATATAAATGATTTTGTAGGCGCTACAGAAAGAGGTTATGGTAATATGTATTTCCAAAAAACTCTTGAAGAGTGGGCAAAATTTGACATAAACAATAGAACAAAGTTTGATGCGACTATAAGCTCTGGATTAGCTATAATGGCATGCAATAAAAATAAATACACACCTGTTTTCAAGGCTACTAAAAAGCCAGTATCAATCTCTTTTGGTAGATACGACAACAGTGGTTATACCTCAAAAATAAAAAGATAAATGATTTACAAAAGCGTAAACAGCACTTTCCCAAGTCAGGTAGTACCGGACGAAGTAAAGCAGAGTTATGAATACGGTTCAGAAGTTGCTAAAGCTATAGAGAACGAATGGTTCAAAGGAGATAGAGGAGCTGGTTCTGGTGGTAGATTTGGTAACAACTGGCAAAACTATCATAGATTACGTCTATATGCAAGAGGAGAGCAATCTGTTCAAAAGTATAAAGATGAATTATCAACTAACGGAGATTTATCTTACTTAAACCTTGACTGGCAACCAGTAGCTGTTTTATCTAAGTTTGTTGACATCGTTGTTAATGGCATGACTGACAAAGGTTATAAGATAAAATCATTTGCTACAGATCCTTATGCTCAAAAGAAAAGAACAGATTATGCTGGTGCTATCTTAAGAGATATGCAAGCTAAACCTCTTTTAAACGATATAAAGAACACATTGGGTGTTGATATGTTTTCATCTGACGATCCAACTTCTTTACCTGAGACTAAAGATGAATTAGATTTATTTATACAGCTAAATTACAAGCAAGCTGTAGAGATAGCTGAAGAAGAAGTAATAGATAACATACTTGAGTTTAACAGGTATGAAGAAGTTAAAAAGAGAGTTGCTCAAGATTTAACAGTGCTAGGAATTGGTGTTGTTAAAACAGACTTTAATTTATCAGAAGGCGTTACTGTAGATTACGTTGATCCAGCTAACCTAGTTTACTCTTATACAGAAGATCCTAACTTTGAAGATGTATACTACGTTGGAGAAGTAAAATCTGTTTCTTTGCAAGAGCTAAAAAAGCAGTTTTCAAATCTTACGGACGCGGAGCTAGAAGAAATTCAAAAACAACCTGCAAGCTATAATTATACTAGACAATATAACGGTCAAGATGATAATTATGATAGTGTGCAGGTTATATATTTTGAATATAAAACATATTCGAATCAAGTTTTTAAAATAAAACAAACAGATCAAGGTTTAGAGAAAGCGCTTGAAAAGCCTGATACTTTTGATCCACCAACTAACGATAACTTCGAAAGAGTTTCAAGGTCGATAGAGGTTTTATATAGCGGAGCTAAAATACTAGGTCAAGATAAAATGCTTAAATGGGAGCTAGCTCAAAATATGACTAGACCTTATAGCAACCAAACAAGAGTAGAAATGAACTACTCTATTTCAGCGCCAAGAATGTACAAGGGGCGTATTGATAGTTTAGTTAGCAAGTGTATCGGTTTTACTGATATGATTCAAATAACGCATTTAAAAATTCAACAGGTATTATCTAAAATGGTTCCTGATGGTGTATTTGTAGATGTTGATGGTTTAGCTGAAGTAGATTTAGGGAACGGAACCAGTTATAACCCACAAGAAGCGCTTAATATGTATTTCTCAACTGGTAGTATAGTTGGTCGATCTTTAACTCAAGACGGAGACCCTAACAGAGGTAAGGTACCTATTCAAGAATTAAACTCATCATCTGGTATAAACAAAATACAAGCATTAATACAAACGTATCAATACTATTTACAAATGATACGTGATGTAACCGGACTTAATGAAGCTCGTGATGGTAGCATGCCAGCTAAAGATTCTTTAGTAGGTCTACAGAAGTTAGCAGCAGCTAATTCAAACGTTGCTACTAAGCATATATTACAGTCATTAATGTATGTAACCGTTAGAACCTGTGAGAATATAAGTCTAAGAGTAGCGGATATGTTAAGCTTTCCATTAACGAAAGAAGCTTTAATGAATTCAATAAACTCAGCTAACGTAGCCACTCTTCAAGAAGTAGGTGATTTAAACATGCACGAGTTTGGTATATTCTTAGAACTAGAACCTGAAGAAGAAGAAAAAGCAAACTTAGAAAAAAGTATTCAAATAGCTTTGCAGACAGGTAGTATAGCTCTTAGTGACGCTATAGATATTAGAGAGATAAGAAACTTAAAGCTAGCTAATCAGTTTTTAAAGCATAGACAAAAAATAAAAAGAGAAGAAGAGCAAAAAGCTCAACAAGCTAACATTCAAGCGCAGGCTCAAGCTAATGCTGAAGGAGCTGAAAGAGCTGCGATGGCAGAGGTTCAAAAGCAACAAGCTTTAGCTGAAACAGAATTACAGATTGAGCAAGGTAAATCTCAGTTTAAGATTCAACAGATGCAACAAGAGGCAGAGATAAAGAAACAGCTTATGGCTGAAGAGTTTCAGTATCAAATGCAATTAGCTCAAGTAAGAGCAGGTGCTGAGAAAAATAAGCTTCAAGACATTGAAGATAGAAAAGACGAAAGAACTAAAATACAAGCAACTCAACAATCAGAGTTGATTAGTCAAAGACAAAACGATTCATTACCAAAGAACTTTGAGTCAGCTGGTATGGACAATCTAGGAGGTTTTGGGTTAGAGCAGTTTGATCCTAGGTAAACAATTATTTAATTATTTAATTATATTATATTATGTCAGAAACAGTAAAACAAGAAGGAGACTTCAAAATTAAGGCTAAGTCTAAAAAGCCTAAAAAGTTAGTCACTGATAATGAAGTGATTAAGGTAGAAATACCAAAAGTAAGTTTAGAGCAAGCTGAAAAAGTAGCTCCAGAAATTACAAAGATAGAGATTAAAACCGATAAAGTAGATCAGATAGAGGAGGTTGTTGTTAAGCAAGATGAACCTACTGTAGCTGAAGACTCGGTTATGCAGGAAATTATTGACGAAGAAGTAGAGGTTGCTGAAGAGCAAGTTAAAGAGGCTATTCAAGAACTTAAAACAGTTGGAAAAGCTCTACCTGAGAACGTAGAAAAACTAGTTTCTTTTATGGAAGAAACAGGTGGTACTGTTGAAGATTACGTTAGATTAAACGCTGACTACTCTACTATAAACGAAGATACTTTATTAAAAGAGTATTATAAGAAAACAAAACCTTATTTAGAAGGTGAAGATATAAATCTAATCTTAGAAGATTTTTCATATGATGAAGAGTTAGATGAGGAAAGAGATATACGTAAAAAGAAAATTGCGTATAAAGAAGAAGTTGCAAAAGCTAGAAACTTTCTAGAGGAAACAAAGAGTAAATACTACGACGAAATCAAGTTGAGACCCGGCGTAACTCAAGACCAACAGAAAGCCACTGACTTTTTCAACCGCTACAACGAAGATCAAGAAGCTGCAAAACAACGGCATAACGAATTTGTACAAAGTACTAAAAACTTACTAAACGAAGATTTCAAAGGTTTTGATTTTAACGTTGGTGAGAAAAAATTTAGATACGGAGTTAAAAACGTTAGCGAGGTTGCTGAGGCACAATCTGACATTTCTAATTTTATAGGGAAGTTCCTAGATAAAAAAGGAAGTATCGCAGATGCTAAAGGTTACCACAAAGCTATGTATGCGGCGCGTAACGCTGACACAATAGCACAACACTTTTACGAGCAAGGCAAAGCCGACGCTGTTAAAGATGTTATAGCTAAGTCTAAAAACATAAGCACCGAACCTAGAAAAAACTCTAGCGGAAACGTGTTTGTTAATGGATTAAAAGTTAAAGCTATTACCGGTTTTGATTCTTCAAAATTAAAAGTAAGAACAAAAAAATTTAACTAAAAAAAACAATTATTATGGCTTTAGATCCATTATTTGGTAGTATAGTACCATCTCAAAAACAACAAACATTAGCAACAAACTTTTTAAAGTTTAACGACGGAACAGCAGCTGGAGACAGTGATACTTTCGCTCAGCAGTATTTACCAGAAATTTACGAACAAGAAGTAGAGCGTTATGGAAACAGAACGTTATCTGGATTCTTACGTATGGTAGGAGCTGAAATGCCAATGTCTTCTGATCAAGTAATTTGGTCTGAACAAAACAGATTGCACATCTCTTATACAGATGTAACAAATGACCAAGTAAACACTTTAACTATTCCTGTTTCTGCTACAGTAAGAAACGTAATTTCTGTTGGATCAACAATCGTTGCTATCGACAAATTAGGAGCTGAATTAAAATGTGTTGTTACTGCTTCTAACCTATCTACAGGTGCTTTAACTGTTGCTCCTTATACAGCTGCAACCACTGCTACTTTAGCAGTTGATGATATCAAAGTATTTGTATACGGTTCAGAATATGGAAAAGGATCAACTACACCTAACTACTCTGCTTCACAAACAGATGGGTATGTAAGTGTAGACCCTGATTTTACACAATTCTCTAACTCACCAATCATCATTAGAAACAAATACGTAGTATCTGGATCTGATATGGCTCAAATCGGGTGGGTTGAAGTTGCAACTGAAGACGGAACTTCTGGATACTTATGGTACTTAAAAGCTGAATCTGAAACAAGATTACGTTTTGAAGACTACTTAGAAATGTCTGTAGTAGAAGGTGAAAAAGCTTCAGCAACAGGTGCTGGATCTGCTTCTGCAGCTGGATACAAAGGTACTGAAGGTTTATTTGCTGCTATCAAGTCTAGAGGAAATGAAGAAGCTGGGTTTAACGCTGCTGCTAATGCATTAGGGGAATTTGATGCTATCTTGAAAAACTTAGATACTCAAGGAGCTATTGAAGAAAACATGTTATTCTTAAACAGACAAACTTCTTTAGGATTTGACGATATGTTAGCTGGATTAAACGGTGGAAACGCTGGAGCTGGTTCTGCGTATGGTATCTTTGAGAACTCTGAAGATATGGCATTGAACTTAGGATTCTCTGGGTTCCGTCGAGGTTCTTATGACTTCTACAAGACTGACTGGAAATACTTAAACGATGCTTCTACAAGAGGTGGTGTAACTGAAGCTGCTGCTATAGCTGCTCCTGTTGCTGCTATCGACGGTGTATTAGTACCTGCTGGAACTTCTACTGTTTATGACCAAGTATTAGGAACAAACATTAGACGTCCATTCTTGCACGTTCGTTATAGAGCTTCTCAAGCTGATGACCGAAGAATGAAGCAATGGTTAACTGGTTCTGCTGGTGGAGCATACACTTCTGACTTAGACGCTATGGAAGTAAACTTCTTATCTGAAAGATGTTTATGTGTACAAGGTGCTAACAACTTCGTATTGTTCACTAAGTAAGAGTATATTAATGTAATTATTACCCTCGTTATATCAACGGGGGTAATTATTACCTTTATTAAATTATCAAATTATATTATATCATGAAAACAAAAGTAATTAAAAATGAAAAGTGGGAAATTAAAGATAGAACCTACTTTGTAACAGGATCATATCAACCTTTAACGTTAAGAATACCAGCTAGACATAGTTTAAAGTCGCCAATGCTGTATTATGACGAAGAAACAAATGAACAAAGAGAACTAAGATACGCAACCAATATGTCATCGCCTTTTAAAGATGAACAAAAAGGAGAGGTAACTTTAGGTCATATCTTATTTAAAGATGGATCTTTGTTTGTACCAAAAAGAAATCAACAACTACAAAAACTTTTATCACTATATCACCCTTTAAAAGGAATTAGATATACTGAATTTAACGCTGTAGAAGAAGCTGAAGATGAGTTAGATGTTATGGAGATGCAAATTGAAGCCTTAAATGCTGCTATGTCATTAGACGTAGATCAACAAGAAGCAATATTAAGGGTAGAATTAGGATCCAAGGTTAGTAACATGTCATCTAAGGAACTTAAAAGAGATTTACTACTATTTGCAAGGCAGAATCCTGCTTTGTTCTTAGAACTCGCTAAAGATGAAAACGTACAATTGAGAAACTTTGCTATCAAAGCTGTAGAAGCTAAGATCATTAAGTTATCACAAGATCAAAGATCGTTTTCTTGGGCAAGCAATGGTAAAAAACTAATGACAGTTCCTTTTGATGAAAACCCTTACTCAGCTATGGCAGCGTATTTCAAAACAGACGAAGGTGTAGAAGTCTTCAAGTCTATTGAGAAAAAACTTAAATAGCATGTAATACTAATATAATGGAGATCACTTCGGTGGTCTCCTTTGTATTATAACAAATATAAAAAATAATGGCAATAAACGTAGATACAGTATACAAGACAGTTCTGTTAATACTTAACAAAGAGCAGAGGGGTTATATGACGCCTGATGAATTTAATAGAGTAGCTACTCAAGTACAATTAGATATTTTTGAGCAGTACTTCGATGATTTAAACCAGCAACTACGAGTGCCACAATCAGATTACGATTACTCAGATAGACAAATGAGTATCGATGAAAAATTATCACCTTTTAAAACTTCTGGTGCGTGTGTTTACAGCGGTAGTAAGTTTAATTTTCCTGTAATAGAAGCTGGAGGTGGTACAGTTATTTATAATGGCTCAGAACCTACTGGTTCTCAAGTAGCTTTTCATAGCTTGGGTACAGTACTCTACACGCCTTTGACAGGTTTTCCAACAGAAGTACAAAGGTTAGCTCGTAACGAATTCTACAACATACAGCAATCTCCTTTAACAGCGTCGACAAAAGACTTTCCTACATATCTATACGAAGGCGGTAAGCTAACAGTTAACCCCTCTTCTATACAATCAGAAGTTAGTATTAGTTTCCTAAGAAAACCAAAAAATGTAGTTTGGGGTTATAACTTGGGTTCAGTTGGTCAATACTTATACAGTAACTCTACAACAACAGTGCCCTCTAGCGGTAAACTATCTCAAAACATTGAGCTAAACACCGGTGAGCAAGTTAATGTTATAACTAGAATTTTATTTTACTCTGGAGTTATTATTAGAGACCCACAAGTTATACAAGTTGCTGCTTCTGAAATACAACAAAACGAAAATAATAAAAAAAGCTAATAGATGTCATTAATAACTGAAAACAATAGACAATACTACGAAGGTGCTGAAGGTTTTAAAGGTGACGGTGTTAAAGTTTCTTTTACTACAACTTTCAATACTGACCTAGAGTGGTACGCTGCCTCAAGTTCTGATATAAACTATACAAAAAACAACTTTAAACTATACAGTAGCTCTAATGGTCTTCCAGGTAGCTGGAGTGAAGTTACTACTGGTTATACTGTTTCTGGAAATACTATAACGTATACAGATGCTCCAGTTAACAACCTTTACATAGTAGCTCAACTAAAGAGACTGGATGGAGGTAATTACGGTAACACGTATGCTGAAAAAGCTGTTGGAGAAACTGTTGAAAAAAATTATGGCTCATATGCTTACACAAAACTAAATGATATTATAAATAACTTTATAGTTGCTTATGTTGGTGCCGGTAAATTAATTCCAAGCGCTAAACGTACAGATATTATCTTTCACGCGAAAAGAGCAATGCAAGAGTTTAGTTATGATACATTACGAAGTGTAAACTCTCAAGAACTTACAATACCTCATAGCCTTAGTTTAGCTATGCCTCAAGACTACGTGAACTATGTTAGTATGCATTGGATTGATGACCAAGGAGTTAAGCACGTAATGACTCCGACTTCAATGACAACAAACCCAGGTTCTATGCCTTTGCAGTCTGACAACGGTCAACCTATGCAAGACAACTTTGGTGATAACGTAGACGGAACATCTATAACAGAAGATAGATGGAGTAATAATGGTTTAAAAAATAGAAGAGATACAATAGATAATAGTGACTTTAGTTGGGACTTATTATACGGTGAGCAATCTTATGGAGTTGGCCAGCTTTACGGCTTAGATCCTCAAAAAGCTAATATAAACGGATATTTTACTATAAATGATAGAGAAGGTAAGTTTTCTTTTTCTTCTGATCTAATTGATCGTATAATCATATTAGAGTATATTTCTGATGGTCTTTCTACAGGAATGGACACTAGAGTCCCTAAACTAGCTGAAGAAGCAATGTACGCTTATATAAGCCACGCTATTATAGCGTCTAGAATTAATCAGCCAGAGTATGTTGTCAATAGGTTGAAAAGAGAAAAAAGCGCTAAGCTTAGAAACGCTAAATTAAGACTATCTAATATCAAGTTGAACGAATTTGTTCAAGTTATGAGAGGTAAGTCTAAATGGTTAAAACACTAAAATAAATGGCAGAAGTTAAAAACGCGTTCATAAAATCTAAAATGAATAAAGATCTTGACAGTAGATTATTACCGTCTGGAGAATATAGAAACGCTATAAACGCGCAGGTTAGTAAATCAGAAGGATCAGACGTTGGCTCTTTAGAGAACGTGCTAGGTAATTCTTTAGTAGCTACTTTCAGCGAAGGTGTCACCGGTCTATCTTGTATTGGATTTTTCACAGATCAATCTAAAAGTGATGTATATGTTTTTTTAACAGACAACATTACAGAAATATACAATGAGCAAGGAGTTGGTTCTAATCATTTTATATATAAATACAATACTCAAAACAACGATTCGCCAGTGTTATTAGTTTCTGGAGCGTTTTTAAATTTCTCTAAATTAAACCCTATATATGGTGTAAATCTATTAGAAAAACTACTTTTTTGGACAGATAATAGAAATCAACCTAGAAAAATAAACGTTGAAAACGCCGCTACTATAACAAATTATTACACAACCGAAGATCAAATATCAGTTGCAAAATATTACCCTTACGAGGTTATAAACTTATTTAAGCAAAGTACTTTAGCTGGCGCAAACGCTGATGGGTCTTTACAGTATGAGTCAACAATGAAAAATGTTGATGACAAATTTTTACCAAACGGTGGATCCTGCGATTCAGGTTCAACTGCTATTGTAAATAGCAACACTCTAAGTATTGATCAAATATCAATACCTTACTACCCAAAAATCCCTGTAACAGGAATGAAAGTAGAACGTGTTAACTCAGTTGGGGAAATAGTACCTTTGCTACTTAATGGTGTTAATCAAACTATAACTGTTGACCAGTTTAACACCACTGGTGATGTATTAACTTTAAGCGGTAATGTAGACATAGATAGTAACACAGAATTAATATTTAATTCCAACCCTTATTACTCAAACAATTATCCTGGTGATTCTGACTTGAATAAAGACAAATTCATTAGATTTAGCTACAGGTTTAAGTTTAGTGACGGCGAGTACTCTTTGATAGCTCCATTCACGCAGATTTGTTTTATACCCAAGCAAGATGGTTATTTTATGACAGATAATGTTACAACTGAAGGTACTGTAAACACGTACGACGGTGATATGAATCAAGCTTACGGTTCTACTATTGTTGACTTTATGGAAAACAAAGTAGATGAAATAAGTTTACAGATACCTCTACCTTCTATAGCTAGTTCATTAAGTAGTGATTTTCACATAGACGAAATAGATATACTGTATAAAGAATCTGATGGTTTAGCTATCCAGGTGGTTGAAACTATTAAAGTTTCTGATCTATCTGATCTTAACTCAAAAGTTTACGAATATGTGTATCAATCACAGAAACCATATAAAACACTACCTAGTAAAGAAATAACTAGGGTTTATGATAAAGTTCCAGTTAAAGCTCTTGGTCAGGAAATAATAAGTAATAGAGTTGTTTATTCTAATTTTCAAGACAAGCACACTCCGCCTAGTTCTTTAAACTACAATGTATCTGCTAATTCTAAATCTGATTTTAACCTTAAAGATGGAGAAGGAACTGTTGCCTCTAATGTCGTTGCCAGCACGATTATACCAATAGCTTTAGATAGTGGCTTTGTTGGTGTTGGATCAATAGTTACCTCGCCACAGGCTTATCCTTCTCTAAAGTTAACAGTCTTAGAAACTTCTGGAGTACCAGTAAACAGTATAACTGTTAACGAGGCTGTTACATTGCTAGCAAACGACAACTTGGTGTTTAACCCAGTCTCAAGCGACTCTAATACGACTAGTATTGTAGAATATCCTAGTAGCTCTTTGAAGTCTAATAGAAACTATCAAGTCGGTGTAGTATTAGCGGATAAGTTCGGAAGACAATCAACAGTCATACTGTCTAATTCTAAAACACCTATAACAGTGGGTAGTGAAACGTATGTGGGTTCAACTATATACTCACCTTATAGCCTTATTAATCCTTGGAAATGGGTGGGTAACTCTTTGAAAATGCTATTTAACGAAGGTATCGCTACGCAAGGGGCTAACCCAGTGTTTAATGAACCAGGTCTTTACAATGGAGAAATAACTAGCGCTGATTATAACCCTTTAGGATGGTACTCTTATAAAATAGTTGTAAAACAAACCGAGCAAGAGTATTATAATGTTTACACAGCAGGCGCTACTTTAGGTCTACCTTATAATTACGATGGAACTGGAGTTTTACAGAAAAATACTTCATTTGTAACATTGACGAATGATAATATAAATAAAATACCAAGAGACTTATCAGAGATTGGACCTCAAGATAAGTCTTTTAGAAGTTCCGTTATATTGTACGGTAGGGTTGAAAATCAAATGATAGACACTGGTACATCAGATCCTAAAAATGTTAACAAGCAGTTTTATCCTTATAAAACTTCTTTCACAACATCTTCTATAGAAACTCTTTTTGATATTTTTCAAGTTCAAGAATTTGTTGGAGCAGGTACTAATCCAATACCTATTACTGATATATCAAATGCTTTTTCTAGTTTCTATAAGTCAGATTCTAATCCTCTTATAGCTCAAATAACTACTTCTCAAGATATTGACAAGCAGTTTGGGGCTAGTAACTTAGTAATACCAACAACTTCAGAATACAAAAATATAACAGCATTAGCTATTTTTGAAACAAAACCGGTAGAATCTAGATTAGATATTTTTTGGGAAACTTCAACTTCTGGTCTTATATCTGGGCTAAACGCCTTAGTATTAGAAGACTCTGGAGCCGCTAGTGGTTTTTCTAGCTTTAATACAAGTCTTTTCACTGAAAGCATTGTAGAAGGTGGTGAAATACTTGAAAATGATATTACACCTGTAGATTCTTTTGGAGTTAATATAGATCCAACTATAATACAAAGCTTAAGTATGTCTGTAACGAATAACAACGGTTTAGACGTAAGTAGTTATTTTACTCTAATAGATAAAGATCCTGGTAGCCCTGGTTTTTACAACATAGATGTTACTTCGTATTTTATAGCTAACATGTACTACGGATCAGCTACTAACACAAGAAACTTTGTTTTTACGTTTACTCTGCAGCTTAATCCAGATCCAGCTCTTCCGCTGCCAGCTCCTAGTGTTTTTAACAAACTAGCAGCTTTATCAAACGTAGCGCCACTCATAGACAACGGGCAAGGAGACATATCTACTAACGACTACTTTGTTTCAGCTACTTCTTTTGGAAGTCATATAGCTGTTAATGGAGCAGCGGATTCTAACCCAAATAAATACTTAGAACTACAATGGGAGTTATCACCTATATCACCAGTTTTACAACCTTACTTTACTATAAATGAAACCACTGGGCAAGGCGGTGCACTTGAAACTAATATAATTAGAGCACCACAGACAGGTACTTACCTTCCTGGTGAAGATTTTTCTATGAAACTAAAAGTTACAGACGCTGGTGGCGCTGGTTTAAGTGATAGCATTATAAGGAATGTTAACACTATTGCTCCTTTAGTAGTGGCTGAATGTAAGGATATATATACTGTATGGTCACCTACTAATCCAGGTCAATTTGATGTTGATATAATTGCTGAAGCTAGTTTATATAAGGTTGAATTTTTAAACACACCGGCATCATCTAGTGGTAATGGGTTTTACATTTACACAGGATACTTTAGTGATCTAAGTGGCGGCAACACGCTTAATGATGTTAGGTTAAATAAAACAGGAGCTTCTACGGTTGTAGATCAAAATGCTGATTGGTTTTTTGCTAGTACAAAGGCCGCTGTTATTTCCTTATACAATCAAAGTATAGCAGGTACATCAAACCAGGGCTCGTACAATAACACGGAATCAGCCATTCCAAATCTCGGTGATTATACTATAGTCGTAAGATAAGGTAGTAGTAATAAGCAAAAAAAATAAGTGATAATTATATGGGAGCAATAATAGAAGTAAAATACTTTAACAGCTTTTTGCTAAAAAAAGTTGATGCAGACCTTGGTCTTTCTGATGATTATATACCTTCTTGGAATGGGTCAACTGGTATACCTGCAGATATTGGTGGTTATCCTGTTATCAGCGAAGGAAACATTGACAACGGAAGCGACTGGGCCGTAGAAGAAGCAAGAATAAGAGGTGGTTATAACAATACAAATGTAGATTATGGTGTTAGAGCCTACTTAGTCGAAGAAGAAGCAAATGCTGTTATAAGAAGTAATTCTTTAATATACTCAGGTATATTCAACTCTAGGACAGGTATAAATGATACTAATGTTTTTTCTGTCGGTGATAACATTACTAAGTCAGCTGATCCAGCTAACGGAAGTATACAAAAGCTATACGCTGAAGATACTAATCTAATTATATTTCAAGAATCTAAAGTGTCTAGAGCTTTGATTGATAAAGATGCTATATACACAGCTGAAGGAAGTAGTAGTATATCTAACGTAAACACAACCATAGGCACAATACAGCCTTATGGAGGAAATTTTGGTATCAGTAGAGACCCAGGCAGCTTTGCAGTTTATGGATATAGAAAGTATTTTACCGATAAAGATAGAAACGCGGTTCTTAGATTATCTATGGATGGTTTAACAGAAATATCTAATTACGGGATGTATGACTATTTTAGAGATGAATTTAACGATATAGATCAAACAGGTACAGTTGGACAATTAAAAGGAGGATGGGATATACACAACAAACAATATGTTGTATCGTCTCAACGAAGTGTTCTTTCAGATGATGATAGTTATAAAACATTGTCTTTTGACGAAAGTGTAAAAGGTTGGACTAGTTTCTTCACGTACAAGCCTGATCAAATGTTTAGTATAAAAAATAACTTCTACACAGTAAAAGACAACGGGTTGTGGCAGCACTACTCTGCTGATGTAGATAGAGGTAGCTTTTATGGAGTAACAACGCCTTCATTAGTTCACTTTGTATTTAATAATAGAGTTAGCTTGTCTAAGGTTTTTAAAACAATAAGCTACGAAGGTAGTAATGGTTGGCAGGTTAATAGCTTTATTTCAGATGAAACTGGCCTAGATATGGTCAACAGCGGATGGTCAAACTCTTTTGACAGCACTACTTTAGTTAAAAGTTATAACGAAGGATCTTATACTGAAAACAATACAGTATATAGAGTTGGTTTTGATAGAAAAGAAAACAAGTATCATGCTAATTTAATAAACAATTCTGAACCCACTGCTGGCGAGGTTTCTTGGGGACCAAGTATGTCTGGCGTAAAAGGCTTTTTTGCTAATGTGGTGGTTTCAACAGATTCAACTACAGATCCAGGAGGTCCAAAAGAGCTTTTTGCAGTTTCATCTAACTATATAGAATCATCTTATTAAAATATAAAAACATAAAACTATGCCATTAATGACAGCAGGCCTCATAACAGGAGGTATACAAGCTTTAACAGGTCTTTTCGGTGCTTCGGCTGCTAAAAAAAGACAAGCAGCCGCAGCGAGACAAAAAAGAGCTGCACAGACGAAGTTACAGAACCTAGAAGACAATAGGCAAGCTATTATAAATCCATATGAAAGTATGGAGGATTTATCTTCTACTATTCAAAACCCTTTTGAAAATCTAGGCGTAGCGACTCAAGCTGCAGAAATGCAAGCTGAAGAAGCTGATATCGCTTTAGCTAATACGTTAGACACTATAGCTGCTACAGGAGCAAGCGCTGGTGGTGCAACTGCTTTAGCTCAAGCTGCTTTACAATCTAAAAAAGGTATTTCTGCTAACATAGAGCAACAAGAAGCTAGTAATGAAAGAGCTAGAGCTCAAGGACAGCAACAGCAACAGCAGCTTATTATGGCTGAAAAGCAAAGAATTCAAGGCGCGGAAGCTAAAGGTGCTGAGTTTATGTACAGAGAACAAGAGAGCAGAGATCTAATGCAAATGGATAGGTTATCTGCTCAAATAGCAGGTTCAGAAGCTAGAGAAATGCAAGCAGGCGCTGATAGAAGTAATGCTATCGCAGGCGCTGTTGGTGGAATAGCTTCAACTGTTGGAGGAATGTATAAAGCAGGTGCTTTCGGAAAGGGAAAGTAGCAACACCGGTAAGTGGTAAAACTGCAGACGTACAATCAGTATCATCTTACGACACAGATTTAATCGTTTAAAAAAGAAAAACAAAAAAATGAGTTATAGAAACCCACAACAAAACGTAGATACTCAGTCCGCTCAAGGGATTGCTAATCTACAGAGAACTATTGCTGGTACTTTTGGAGGTGTTGTTCAACAAGAATTACAGACACAGAAAGAGTTAGGAATACAGCAAAAAAAATTAGCAGATAAAAGAGCTAAGGAGTTAAAAGAGTACGAGAAACTAGAAGAACAGGTTGCTCTGGGTATAAAGAACTATGAGATTGACAACCCTGATTTAAAAATAGGTGACTCTATGGCTCCTTTGGTTGACTCTTATAGCGATATAATGACTAGAATAAACTCAGGAGCAGTAACTGATCCTAAGGAAATAGCTGCTCTTAGATCACAAGCATCTGATATTTTAACTATGCCTAAAAGAATAGGTAATATGCTAGAGAGCATTAGTGCAACTGATCTGTTAATGACAGAGACAGAAAAGAGATCTGGAAGAATGGGTGGACTAGATCCTTCTCAAGACAGTAACATGCCTGAGGTAATGAGAGTTTTAATGAACAAAGCTAAAGGTAATAGATCTACAAGGGTTGAGTTTGAAAATGGAAAATATAAAGCATATATAGACGTAACTCCAGAAGGTAGTAAAAAAACAACACTTACAGAAGAGCAGCTAGCAGATTACTTAAGTGGTAAAACGCAAGGTGTTCAGATTATACCTAACGCTACAGAAGCTATGGAGAATCTCAAGAACACTCATATACAAAGCATAGATTCAGAAGGTAAAAAAACATATATAAAGTCCGCTTTTGGTGAAGAAACAACTAGAGAAATTAAAAAAGACGGTAATGTAATTAGGATAGAGACTTACAAGCCTTTAAAAAGAGACTATTTAGCAAGTGCTGGAAAAGCTGTTATTGAAAGTGAGATTGCAGCAATGAGTGAAACTGAAAAAGTAGCTTTTATGAATAACATTATTGAACCTGACACAAAAGGTTATACAATTGAAAATATAAAAGGAGAGAAAGAAAAGAAAGCTTTACTAAAGGGCTACACTGATTATTGGTTAGATAACTTTGCTCAAGATCAAGTAATTAGCACTAGAAACGTAGCTTTACCTAAAGAGAGTAAACCTACTCCTTCTGAAAAAAAGGAAGCGAAAGTATATAAAGACATAGAAAAAGACCTATCTGTGTTAACTAGCTCTGCAATAGGCGATATAAACAGAACTAACATAACTTCTTTAGCTCAAAAAATAGGAGTAGCAGTGAATCAAGACGATGTTGAAACAGCTAGTGGCAAAAAAAGTTATAATTTACCTATCAAAGGCGGTAAGGGCTTTTTAACTATTACACCAGACGCTTCTGATAAAGACGTTTTAAAGTTGATATTAAAAGCTAAAGGATATAAAAGCTCTGATGTTGACACGTTCATTGAAACTTTTTACAAAAAAGAAAAAGAAAATGTGCAAGGAACAGGACCTTTAAGTAACGATTTTACAAACCCTGAATATTTTACAAAGAGTAGTGTAAATAGCGCAGCTAGATTCAACTAAAAACAAGAATAAGACATGAACGAAGAAGCATTACTACATTCATTTGAGTTATTTTCTAAAGATGGCTATGAAGGAAGTATAAAAGATTATAAAGAGTTAATAAAAACAAACAAAGAAGCTTTAAAACACTCTTATGATCTTTTTTCTAAAGATGGTTACGAAGGTGACGAGTATAAATTCCAAGACTTAGTTGGTGTTGAGCTAGTAAAGACAGAAGCTGTTGCAACGGAAACTGCACCTGTAACAGCGGGGAATCAAGCAGTAGATACGGGTTTAGAATCGGGAGATGGTTTATTGGCATCGTCAAGTGATAAGTTCAAGAACTTTTTAGCAAATCAAGGTGTTGAGCCTCAGAAAGATATAACACCTGATGAGTTTGAAAGCTTTTTAGATGCCGCTGATGGTATTTCACCAGGAGCTAAGCTAGATCTTAAAACAGCTAAGTATAAGCAAGAAATTCAAGATGAAACAAAGTCTATATTAAATAATAGATCAGCTCAACTTCCTAAAACAGAATTAGGAACCATTAATTTTGATGATAAAAAAGCTATTGAAAAATTTAGAAAAGACGCTCTTTTAGATTTCACCTCTAGCAATAGCACTATACAGAATAAAATTATACCTAGTATAAAAAAAGCTATAAAACCAGCTGTTGACACTTATGTGCAAGAAGCTATGGTTAAATACAAGCTAAACGACCCGAGCAGCGTAACTCAAGAAAACCTTGACTCTTTCAATAAAGATGTTAATTCTTTCTATAATGAGTTAATGAAAACCAAAATATCAAACAATACTGACTTTAAAGCTTTAACAGCGGCTTTTGAAGAATCCGTAGACGATAAAGCTGCTGATCCTTTAAAAAGCTTCGTGCAGTCAAAAGATATGCCTACATTGTATCAAATGGGTCAAACGGCAAAGAAAATAGGCTTTGGAGCTCCAACAGTTGTTAAGTCTATGGCAGTTGCTGTCACTGGTCTTAGAGGTGTTAACGAAGGCCTTAAAGAGTGGGCTAATAACGCTAGTTACAAACAGGTTATAGACAAAGTTGTTTCTTTTGAAGAAAACGAAACTCGTGCTAAAAAGTATAATTGGAGCGATAACACTGAAGGTTATTTTATAGAAGACAAAACAAACGAAAAAGGTTCTTATAGGTTTAAGCCTAGGTTTACAGGAGCTTTAAAATCAAAGGACGGTGTTTCTTATAGAGACGTTAATGAGTTAGTAGAGCAACCAAAACCTGGAGGTGCTAAACCTATAACTTGGGGTGATTTTAAGCTTAAATTTAAACAATACGAAAAAGAACAAGACGAAAAAGCATTAAAAGCTTTTGCAGATATTCAGAATGAGCAATTCATACTTTCTAACTACGATAAAGGTGAATTAGACAAGATATTTAAAGGTGAAGATATTATAGCTAATTCTATACTTCTAACAGCTGAACAACTTTCTCAAATGGCTTTAGCGTATATTACATTAGGTGCTTCTGGTGCCTTACAGATGGGTGGTGATATATATACTCAAGGTATAGATGTCGAAGCTAGAAAAAGGTTTGACTTGTCTGAAGAAGATAGAGTTACTTTAGATATGAAAAAAGAAATATTTAAAGACAAAAAGTTTATGGATTCTTTAGAGGCTAAAAGTGTCGCTGGAGGATTTGCTGCAGGTCAAATGGAACGATTTGGTGCTGGTAAAACATTGAAACCTTTTATTACAGGACTCAATAAATCCTTACTAAGAAGTGGTTACAAGAACTTTTTAAAAGACGCAACAAACAAGCTTGTAGCAAACGCCCAGAACTCTAGCATAGAAGCTATAACAGAGACAGGTCAAGAAATAATAACAGCAGCTGCTTCCGGTGGAGAATTAGACGCTAAGCAACTTTTTGATGCCGGTGCTACTGGTTTCATATCCTCTTTCACTACAGGTATAGGTGGTAATATAGGAAATCAATCTATATCCGAAGCAAAAGCTTTTAGCAAGATTATAGCAGGGAAATTAAACTCTAATAGCTCTGAAGCTATGTTTAATTTTAAAATAAAAGAAATAGAAGATCAAGCTAAAAAAGAAACTAAAGCTAATGTTAAAAAAGATTTACTAGAAAAAAGAGACGCTATCATAGAGGTTCGAAACGCTGGTTTATCTGTGCCTAAAGATTTTAGCAGCGATTCTAAAAGTAAAGCTATAGATCTTATAATTAAGAAAAAACAACTAGAAAAAGACATAGAAGGGAAAGAGCCTGAATTAGTTACAAACCAAAAAGAAGAAATAAAAAAGATTAATACCGAGCTGCAGAAAGTGGCTGCAGATAATACGCTTGAAAAAACAACAAAATCTATAGAAAAACTAGCTGGTGACATTAAAGGTGTAAATGTTAAGTCATTAGATAATGCAAAAGCTATAGACGACTATATAAAAGAAAATAACTTAGATATAGACAAGAAAGCTTCTGAACAGCAAGGTTTTATATTTCAAAACAAAGAAACAGGTGAGCAAACTATAATAATAAACAAAGACGTAGCTGCTAAAGAACAAGCTGTAAACGTTGCTGCCCACGAATTTCTACATGCATTACTTTTTCAAACAGTAAAAGATAGTCCTACCACACAGGTATCTTTAGGTAACTCCTTAAAGAGCTACTTAGACAAAGTAGATGTTGATCAGGTAAAAGATAGTAACTTTGCTAAAAGGCTAGATCAATACAAGCAAGATCCAAACAATGTAAAAGCAGAAGAAGTTATAACTTTATTCTCTGACGCTTTAGCCACTGGAGATATTAAATTCAACGAAAATGTTTTTACTAAAATAGG